AATGAATATTTTTATAAATGTCATAACTGTTCGAAAGGCACAACCCTTGGTAAACTTATAGAGTATATTGATCCACAAATATATAAACAGTATGTCATAGAGAAATATAAATCTGGTAATAATAACACAGTACAAGAGCCAGAGTTTAAATTTGAACCTGTTAAGTTTGATGATAAGGCACTAAAAGATTTAACAAGATTTGATAAGATACCTAATCACCCTGCTTACAAAATGTTTATTGATAAGAGACGTTTAAATGATTATCATGATAGACTTTATGTTACATGGCATTTTTACGATTGGGTTAATAAACTTATACCCAATAAGTTTCCGGTTATCAAAGAAGATCATCCAAGAGCAATAATACCTTTTTTAGATATTGACAATAAAATGTTTGCATTTCAAGGTCGTGCCTTTGGTGATGAACAACCCAAGTATATTACAATTAAACTAGATGAGAAAAAAAGACGCATATATGGTTTAGATAAACTAGATGTTAATAAAACCATATACATAACAGAAGGACCTATTGATAGTTTATTCCTCCCTAACGCTATCGCAGTTGCGGGTTCTGATTTAGAAGTACAAACACTCAAACAAAAAGCAACATATGTATTCGATAATGAACCAAGAAGTATAGAGATTGTGAATAAAATGAAAAAATTAATAGAAAAAAATTATAATATTTGTGTATGGCCAAAGTCATTGAAATATAAAGATATTAATGACATGGTTATTGCAGGTATGACACCAGTAGAAGTTCAAAGTATTATAGATAATAATACATTTTCAAAATTATCAGCACATCAACAGTTAAATAACTGGAAGGAGGTTTAATGTCACCTGATAGCATTAACGTTATAAAGAGAAACGGTAGGGGGACAGAGCCTCTTGATTTAGAAAAAATACACGAAATGGTTGCACATGCTTGTCATGATTTGACAGGTGTTTCAGAATCCCAAGTAGAAATGTCAAGTGGTATACAATTTTTTGACAAAATATCAACAGATGAAATACAACAAATATTAATTAAATCTGCTAGTGATTTAATCACACTAGAAAATCCTAACTATCAATATGTGGCTGCTAGACTTTTACTTTTTAGTTTAAGAAAATCACTTCATCATAGATTATGGGAACATCCGCCTCTATTAGAACATATAAAAAAATGTATAGACCAAGGTGTGTATGATAAAGAAATATTAGTTTGGTACACAGATGAAGAAATAGAAGAAATGAATACCATGATAAAACATGAAAGAGACTATTTGTTTTCATATGCAGGTCTTCGTCAAGTCATTGATAAATACTTGGTGCAAGATAGATCATCTGGTCAAATTTTTGAAACGCCACAATTTATGTACATGATGATTGCGGCAACATTGTTCAGAAACTATCCAATAGATAAAAGGTTAAATTATGTTAAAAAATATTACAACGCTATTTCACAACATCTTATTAATATCCCAACGCCTGTTATGGCTGGTGTTCGTACTCCTTTGCGTCAGTTTAGTTCTTGTGTCCTTGTCGATAGTGACGATACTCTTCCTAGTATCTTCAGCAGCGATATGGCTATTGGGCGTTATGTCGCCCAAAGAGCAGGAATTGGTATCAATGCTGGAAGAATCCGTGGAATCAATTCTCGTATTCGTGGTGGAGAAGTACAACATACTGGTGTCGTTCCCTTTCTTAAAAAGTTTGAGGCAACGGTTAAGTGCTGTACTCAAAATGGTGTTCGAGGCGGGTCAGCGACTGTACACTTTCCTATTTGGCACCAAGAGATAGAAGATATAATTGTTCTAAAAAATAATAAAGGCACCGAAGATAATAGAGTAAGAAAATTAGATTACTCAATACAATTATCAGAATTATTTTACAAAAGGTTTATAGAGAATAAAGATATAACTTTATTTTCACCACATGATGTTCCTGGTTTGTATGACGCTTTTGGTACACCTGAATTTGATGAGTTGTATGAAAAATATGAAAGAGCAACAAGTGTCAAAAAGAAAAAGATTGGTGCTCAAGAATTATTCTTATCTATATTAAAAGAAAGAGCAGAAACAGGTCGTATCTATATCATGAATATAGATCATACTAATACTCATTCTAGTTTTAAAGATGTGGTAAGAATGTCTAATCTTTGTCAAGAAATTACTTTACCTACTGATCCTTTGCAACATATTGATGGTGAAGGTGAAATTGCATTATGTATTTTAAGTGCGATTAATTTAGGTCAAATAAAAGATAAAGACGATTTAGAAAACTTATGTGATTTATCTGTAAGAGGTCTAGAAGAATTAATTGATTTACAAAATTATCCAGTAAAAGCTGCAGAAATGTCAACAAAAGCAAGACGTAGTTTAGGTATTGGGTATATAGGTCTTGCACATTTTTTAGCAAAGAATAAAGTAAAATATGATAGTCCAGACGCATGGAAACTTGTAGATGAATATACAGAAGCGTTTCAATATTATCTACTCAAGGCAAGTAATGAATTAGCAAAAGAGAAAGGTAAGTGTACACTTTTCAATAGAACTAAATATGCAGACGGGATATTACCTATTGACACTTACAAAAAAGATGTCGATAAAATAGTAAAGAGGAAATACAATTATGATTGGACTGCTATTAGAAAGAGTATCAAGGAACACGGGTTACGACACTCCACCCTATCGGCCCAAATGCCGTCTGAAAGTTCGAGTGTTGTCTGCAATGAGACGAATGGCATTGAACCGCCTAGAGACTATCTTTCAGTTAAAAAGAGTAAGAAAGGACCACTCAAACAAATAGTTCCTGGGTACCCTTACATAAAAAATCACTATACTTTACTTTGGGACATGCAAGGTAATGAGGGTTATATAAATGTAGTTGCAGTAATGCAAAAATATTTTGATCAAGCCATATCAGGTAATTGGTCATATAATCCTGAACAGTATGAAGGTAATGAAGTGCCATTATCAACAATGGCAAAAGATTTACTAACCACTTATAAATTAGGTTGGAAAACTTCGTATTATCAAAATACATATGATAGTAAAAATGATGATGATGAACCACAACATAGTGTTGGTGATAGAGACCAAGAAATGAAAACAAGAAGCGAATTTAATTCGCAAGAAGAATATGATGAGTATTGTGAAAGCTGTGCAATATAGGAGAGAAAATGCCATATCTAAATCATAACATACCACCATTTAGTGCTTACATAAGAAACGAGTACCTTTATAATCACACTAAAGGACATGGTGACTTTACATTTGCTGATGTGCATACAGTTAATTGTATGGAAAGAAGATCAATATTATTTGAATGTTTATTACCAAATGGTGTAAACTGGACAAGAAGACCAATCAATGCTTTTGTGTGGAAAAAAGACGCACCACAATATCCATTGAATATTCACATGTATTGGGATTGTTTTAGTTCTTATGTAAATGTGAATAGAAGAAATAGACTTGCAAACTGTCGAGCAGAATTAGTTGATTGGCATGGTGAGAAAAGAAAAGGTACTTACATGTTTACAATTGATTTTGGTTGGGAAGATAAAGCAGCGATGTTGGATACAAACTTTAGTGAAGATCCAGAACATAAGTGTGCTCATATGTTTAGAATGGATGACGGAAACTTTTTCGCATATCCTAACAATAGAACAATATGGTATGATGACGCATTTATGGAAGAGAGACTAACAGGTAATCCTGGTTATCTGATTGACCAAAACTTTTATACAGTTGAGAATACTAGAGAAGATAGTATTACTGACGATAGTTATTTTACACAATGGGAAAGAGAGAAACCAGATCAATTTAATGTAGATGAAGAGCAGACACCTATAGGACCTATACATCAAAAAACAAAGAACGAAGAATAGTGAAAATATTTTATGACCATATCTATGGCAATACAACGAAGTATGATATCATCTACGGACTTGCATTAGCTGAAGTTGAGAAAGACGAAGAAGATCAAGCGTTAGATTTAGGTTGGACACCTATGGACGCTTTCTTTTACGAAACAGATAAACAGTTGTGGATACAAGCAAGAACTACAAGAATTGATCTAGATAAGTTTCATGTAAAAAAGAAACATAGACAATACTTGAAGAACGAAGTTACAGGTAGATATTATCCAGAAGGTAACCCTTGGCAGAAACAATGTGACGAGATATTTGAAAAGTATGTTAAGTATAAAGGATATGATGACCATGGTAGTGAATTAGTTGATAAAGAATATGGCGATAAAGACCATTTCATTTATTGGCATAATGATAAGATCATAGGTTATACACAATTAACCAGATATAAAAAATCAGTGGTTGCAGGTGAATTTGCTTGGGATTATGAAACACCTGAATTAAATTTAGGAACAGTCGCTCAAAATTTTGAGTGTTCATTATATAGAGACATGAGGTATCTATATTATTATTCATCATACGCTTATGAAAAAGTGTGTGAGTATAAGTCACACTACAATGGTTTTCAATGGTGGACTGGTAGAGAATGGAGCGAAGATAAAGAGTTGTTTAGGGATTTACTAAACAAAGATAGTAAGGTAGAAAGTCTAAAAGATTTATACTATCGACATAAGGATTATTACAAGGAGATAAAGAAAAATGGCTAAGAGTGTTTACAATAAAAATGCAAATATAGATTTTACAAAACAACCAATGTTTTTTGGTGAAGACAACGCAGTACAAAGATTTGATACATTTAAGTATCCTATCTTCGATAAATTAAACGATCATCAATTAGGATTATTTTGGAGACCACAAGAGGTTTCTTTACAAAAAGATAGAAACGACTGGCAAGAGTTAAGACCAGAACAAAAACATATTTTTACAAGTAACCTTAGATATCAAACTTTATTAGACAGCGTACAAGGTCGTGGTCCATGTTTAGCATTTTTGCCATTTTGCTCATTACCAGAACTTGAAGGTTGTATCTTAACTTGGGATTTTATGGAATCTATTCATTCTAGGTCTTATACATACATAATAAAAAATGTATATTCTAATCCTGCTGATGTTTTTGATAAAATATTAACAGATAAGTATATCACAGAAAGAGCAGAGGCAGTCACAAAGACTTATGATGAACTAATCAATGACGGTCAAAGATGGTTACTTGATGGTGAAGTGCAAGGTCTCTCTACAAAAGAGTTGAAAAGAAAACTGTGGCGTGCTCTTGTAAATGTAAATATATTAGAGGGTGTTCGTTTTTATGTATCATTCGCTTGTTCGTTTGCGTTTGGTGAATTAAAATTAATGGAAGGTAGTGCAAAAATTATTTCTTTAATTGCAAGAGACGAAAGTCAACATTTAGCTGTTTCTCAACATATAATTAAAAATTATAAGAATAAAGAAAATGATAAAGAAATGTTGGCAGTAATTAAAGAGGAAGAGGAAAACGTAATTCAAATGTATAAAGACGCTGTTGATCAAGAAAAACGTTGGGCAAACTATCTATTTAAAGATGGTTCAATGATTGGTCTTAATGATAAACTATTACATAATTATGTTGAATTTATTGCAAACAAAAGAATGAAAGCAATTGGTTTGAAACCTCTTTATGATCAACCTTCTAATCAGAATCCTTTACCATGGACTGAACACTGGTTAAATAGTAGAGGATTACAAAACGCACCACAAGAAACTGAAATAGAAAGTTATGTGGTCGGAGGTATAAAACAAGATGTCGATAAAGATAGTTTCAAAGGATTTACTCTATGATAATATGTGAGAGTTGTGAAGCTGAATTTAAAATTAAGGTAATCAATGAGTTGCCTGTGAAGTTTTGCCCATGTTGTGGTGAGGCATTACACAATGATGGAGAATGGGATGAAGACGAGTTCAGCGAAAGCGAAGGGTAGAAACTTACAAAAAAAAGTAAGAGAATTACTAATTGAACATTTAAACATTGATCCTGAAGATATAGAAAGCAGGTCAATGGGTGCAGGTGGTGAAGACTTAATCATGGCAAAGGCTGCAAGAAATTTATTTCCATATAGCATAGAATGTAAAAATCAAGAAGCATTAAACATTTGGGCTGCATATAAGCAAGCCGAAGAAAACTGTAAAGGTTATGAACCTCTTGCAGTAATCAAAAGAAATCATCACAAACCACTAGCAGTTGTTGATTTAGAAGCATTTATATTATTAAATAGAAAAAAAGATGATACTAACAGGCGTTGATAGTAACCACGAAGACTTGATTGAGTGGTGGATAAAAAATGCTCAAAAACATGTAAAGAGTGAAACAATAGGTGTTTGGGATTTTGGTATGACACCTATAACAAGAAGTATTATCGAATATAATTATCCTAATGTTTGGTTATCAACACCATTAGACAAACATAAAACATCAGGTTGGTTTTATAAATTACATGCTGTTATAGACGCACCTGAAAAACGAGTTGCATGGTTAGATGTAGATTGTGAAATATTAACTGACATATCAGACGTATTTAATTTAGTTAAACCTGATACAATAGGTCTCACTAGAGATTGGGTGAGAGGTGATTGGTGGGCAACAGGTGTGATTGTTGTAAATGATAGACCTAATTTACTACATGAATGGAATAGTAGATTAAATAAAGGCGATAATATAAGAGGCGATCAAGAGGCGTTAGAAGATATGATTAGTAATAATACTCATTCACAAATAACAGAATTACCACAAGAATACCAATGGTTAAGAATATCATTAAATCAAGGTAAAGATAGTTCAACAAAAAAAGTTATTCACTGGACAGGACCTGTGGGTAGAGAACACATAAGAAAGAACTTAATGAAATGATAAAATCAATATTAACACCAACAAGAAATAGACCTAACAATTGTGAAAGATTTATTAGATCAGTATACAATACCGCAACATTAAAAGAAAATGTTGAAATGTTGTTTTATGTTGATAATGATGACCCAGCGATAGACGCTTACAAATCTTTAGAATTACATTCTAAAAAAGAGTTTGAAGATTTTAAAAACATAAAATTTATTTTTGGTACACCACAAAGTGTTTCAATATCTTGGAACGATCTAGCAGGAAAATGCGTGGGTGATGTTATGATTATGGGTAATGATGATTTAGTTTATCAGACATCATCTTGGGATGAATTACTTGATGTAGAGTTAAAACAATTTGAAAAAGATGAAATATATGTTGCATATATGGAAGATGGTATCAATGGTGAAAGACATTGTGCTTTTCCTATTGTAAGTCGAGTGTGGTATAATTGTTTAGGTAGATTTACACCAGGTATATTTAACTTTGGTTACAATGATACTTTTATTTTTGAAGTTGGACAAATGTTAAATAGAACCCACTTCATGCCACATATTAGAGCAGAGCATTTACATTTTAGTAAAGGCGCACCAATGGATGATACTTATGCTAGAAATAGAACACAAGAAAAAGGT